CACTACAATCACCAGGCGTACAAGTTACGGTAATCGACGAGAGTTTTTATACACCAGCAGAACCTGGTACTACACCTCTTATCGTAGTAGCAACAGCGCAAGATAAAACCAATGGTGCAGGCACAGGCACTGCATTAGGTACCACAGCGGCCAATGCTGGCAAGGCCTTTAAGATAACCAGCCAGCGAGAACTAACAGAAACATTTGGTGTTCCATTCTTTGAGAAAACAGCCAGTGCTACTCCTGTACATGGTTCAGAGCGCAACGAATACGGACTGCTTACAGCCTACAGTTTATTAGGTGTAAGCAACGCTGCTTTTATTGTAAGAGCAGATATTGATCTAGATGAACTAGAAGCACAGACTGACGCCCCGGGAGCGAATCCCACGAACGGCCAGTGGTGGATTGATACACAGGCCACAACCTGGGGTATTCAAGAATGGAACGGTGCTGCTGCCACAGTAGCAGGCGGACAAAAATTCACATACAAAGTTCCACTAGTATTAACAGACGCAGACTTTCCATCGAAGATCGATGGCAATGCGCCTAAAGCAGCGGTAGGTCAGATCGGCGACTATGCTGTGGTTTTCCGCACAGTAGAAGGTGACACTTCATTTGGTGCAGAAGAAGAATATGCAAGGATCTATTACAAATCAGCAGGTAACGGCGGTATTGGCGGTGGTGGAACTGCTGTCGATGCAGGCGAATGGGTACTAGTAGGTTCTAACGAATGGTCGGCTAGCTGGCCAGTGGTTAGCGGTACAGCAGTAAGTGGTTCAGTCAGCTACAATTTTTATGTCAACAATAGTCTAATCAGTGGTTCAGGAACAACTGGTGCAATAGCTACAGCTATCAATGCTGCAAATATTCAAGGCGTTACCGCACAGGCTATTAGTGGCAGATTGTATATCTATTCCGATGGTCGTTCAGCAGCTGATGGCACTCCTAGTGATTCATCAGGCCCAGACGGTCGTGTTTTACTTGAGGACGGAACCACGGCTCTCAGCGCACTAGGTATCACAGCAGGCGTATATCTAAGCCCACGTCTAGCACAGCAGCCTCATACATCTATACCTAGCTACAAACGTAGTGAAAACACAGATACTGTTGGCGGCGCAGCCTCAGGCAGCGTATGGATCAAAACCACAGAACCTAACAATGGTGCTCGTTGGAGAGCCAAGCGTTGGAGTTCAGCTACACTATCGTGGGTCAGCTACGAAGCACCAATATATGACGACACTGCAGCAGCTCTATATTATCTAGATCGCAGCGGCGGCGGCGCAGGCATTGCAGAAGATGCGTTGTTCACACAGGCTAATGCCAAGGAAACATCAGGATTTGATACGACTCCTACCACAGCGACATTTAGACTGTGGCGTAGAAACATTGGTGTTGGCGCAGCTACCAGCATTACTAGTAACATTATCAAAGCCGGTACGATTTCAGCAGGTGCTAAAACATTTACTATCAGCGAATCATTAAAGACCACGCTGGCACTAGACACAGCTAAAAACATTTCATTTACCGCTGTAGGTACCAGTGCAGATGCAGATCTTATAGCAGCAGCTATCAACGCAGCAGGATTCACAAACATTGTGGCTTCAGTGACAGAAGTCAGTGCCACGTCGAATAGAGTTGTTATCAGTCATACACTAGGTGGTGATTTTAGGCTAGCAGATAGTTCTGGCACTGCAGTTGCTAATATGTTCACTGCCTACAACATAGATACCTTGGCAGGTACAGAAAACTTCTACGCAGCACAATCTGCAGTAGGCGGATACTTAGCATCTGGTTGGAAGCCTCTAGCAGCCACAGATCCGAGATTTGCTGCTTCTGGTGATGCACCATTAAACGAACCACAAGACGGACAGTTATGGTACAATCCTAATTTTTCAGAAGTAGATCTAATGGTACACAACGGCAACACCTGGGTAGGATATCGTCATTCCACAGCACCTTACTATGAGGCAGCTACAGCAACATTAAGAAATGGCTATCTGCCTATAGTTGCAGCTTCAAATCCGTACAAGAGCGGCATCACAGCCAACGGCGATATTTGGATCAGCACAGCAGACCTTGAAAATTATCCAACCATTTACAGATACAACACTAATCTAAGTGACATAGCTGATCTTGCACAGCGTTGGGAATTGGTAGACAAAGCAGATCAAACCACAGAAGAAGGTGTGTTGTTTGCAGATGCACGTTGGAATACCGCAGGTACTTCAACAGTGGCCAGCACCATAGAAGATCTAATTACCAACAACTTCTTAGATCCAGATGCTCCGGATCCTGCATTATATCCCAAAGGTATGTTGCTATGGAACCTACGCAGAAGTGGTGGCAACGTCAAACAGTATCAAAACAGTTACATTGATACCACTGCTGACAATCCAAGAACTGGCACAGCGACTCTCGCAGGTTCAGCATTCCAAAGCGGTGAAAGCATGGAAACATATTGGACCGATCGTTGGACCACAGCGTCAGGTAACAATGAAGATGGTTCGGGATCATTTGGTCGCAAAGCACAGCGCAAGGTTGTAACACAGGCCTTGAAGAGTGTGGTTGACACTAGCCAAGAGATACGTGACGAAGAACGTCGTAACTTCAATATTATAGCTGCTCCTGGTTATCCAGAACTGTTAAGCAATCTAGTGAACCTAAATATAGATCGCGGTGTTACTGCGTTTGTGGTAGGCGACACTCCGTTGCGTTTGGCTTCAGATGCTACATCATTGACCACATGGGGTACCAATGCTAATCTAGTCACTGACAACGGTGATGATGGTATCGTAACTTATGATGAGTACTGTGCAGTTTACTATCCAAACGGATTTACCACTGACCTCGCTGGGTCACCTGCAGTAGTTCCAGCCAGCCATATGATGTTGAAGACTATCACACTCAGTGACAATGTCAGCTTCCCATGGTTTGCTCCGGCAGGAACACGTCGAGGTGGAATCACTAATGCCACAGCAGTGGGTTATATTGATGCTGCCACAGGCGAGTTCCAAACAGTTGCGCTAAATGAAGGACAGCGGGATACTTTGTATGATCTAAAAGTTAATCCAATTCCATTCTTCAACGGAATAGGATTAGTGGCACATGGTCAAAAGACTCGTGCAAGAAATGCGTCGGCACTAGATCGTATCAACGTAGCACGTTTAGTGGTATATCTACGTAGTCAATTGAACAAGTTGGCTCGTCCGTATATCTTTGAACCTAATGACAAAATCACACGTGATGAAATCAAACAAGCTGTAGAAAGTCTGTTGTTAGAACTAGTAGGACTAAGAGCACTCTACGACTTTGCGGTTGTCTGTGACGAAAGTAACAACACACCGTCAAGGATAGATCGCAACGAATTGTATGTTGATATTGCAATTGAACCTGTGAAGGCTATTGAGTTCATTTACATTCCGTTACGTGTCAAGAACACAGGAGAAATTTAAAAATGGCAATTACATCACTGAATAATTTAGGTATCCCAACAACCAATGCAGCTGGCAGCACCCAGGTGTTGTTGATGCCTAAATTAAAATATCGCTTTAGAGTAACACTATTAGGTTTTGGAGTTGCCGCTGCCACAGAACTTACCAAGCAGGTACAGGACGTGACCAGACCCAAAGTGTCATTTGAAGAAATGACACTAGATGTCTATAACTCCAAAGTCAAACTGGCTGGCAGATACACCCTGGAAAATATTACATTGACCTTACGTGATGATGCCAGCGGTCAAGTACAAAAACTTGTGGGACAACAGATCCAGAAACAATATGATTTCATGGAACAGGCATCCGCTCGTTCAGGTATTGACTACAAGTTTACCACACGCATAGAAGTCCTAGACGGTGGTAACGGTACACTAGTTCCAGAAACTCTAGAAACATTTGAACTCTATGGATGTTTCGTGCAGAACGCAGACTACGGCGATGCCAACTATTCAACCAATGAACACATGACAGTGGCACTGACTATCGCCTACGACAATCTATCACAGTTTGCAGCAGGTGCAGCAGCTACCAGCCCAATTGGTGGTATTGGTGCAGCAGTAGGACGTACTTTAGGTGCAGCCGTAACAGGCGCTTCAACAGCACAGGGATAATTAACCCTGTATCAAGAAAAGCTCGATTATTTCGAGCTTTTTTTGTGACATAAATATTTGTATGGCAAACTATTTCACACGATTTCTCACTGGTGTCGGCGAAGGCTTATTGACTCCCAAAGGACAGAGCGCAAACTGGCGTCACGCCACTAAGCTGTTCATAGATGGCAACATGCGGCTGGCTCCTCGCACCAAGTTCAACTACTATGTAAGATTTGAGATAGACAAAAATGTGATGCGAGTTCCAGCATTTTCTAATAAACATCACGATGAAGTTGGGTTACTTGTAAAAACTGCAGAACTGCCCAAATATAATTTTGATAGTGTGGTAAAAAACCAGTACAATAGAAAAAAAATAATCTATAAAAATTTCAATTACGAACCAGTAAACATCACCATGCATGACGATGCTACCGGAGTTATCAGTGCCATGTGGGCTGTGTACTATGGATATTATATTGCCGATAGACAACTTCCAGAATCAGCTTACTCTGAAACCAAATATCGTGCAGCTGATACACCAAAAGATAATTTTCGATATGGTATGGACAACGACGTTACCGCTGGATTTTTCAAATCAGTTAGTATCTATACCATGGCTCGTAGAAGATTTCTGGGCTATACATTGATTAATCCGAAAATTAAAACTTGGAGCCATGGCAACATGGATTACTCTGCTAGCGAATTCGCAGAAAGCACAATGACTTTAGAGTATGAATCAGTGAAATATTCAGCAGGTCAGGTAGCCTATAATAGTCCCAAAGGATTTGCAACACTGCACTATGATTCAGTACCAAGTCCTATATCAGTAGCAGGCGGTGGTGTTGCTACACTTACCGGAGAAGGTGGGGTATTAGATGGCCTTGAACAGATATTTGGTAATCTAGGATCAGGCGCAGCCTTCGACAGTCCGGGTGGATTTCTCAGCACAGCGATAGCGTCAATCAACACTTATAAAAATATCAAGTCATTATCATCGGCCCAATTAAAATCTGAAGCTATTAATATACTCAGCAATCCGGGTAATATTTCCTCAGCTATCAGCACCGTAGGTGGAGTAGTAGGAGCTGTGTTTCCTAAAAGTGCTAATCGTTCACCTTCTACCTCAGCGACCCAAAGACCATTAGTAGGAGATTTTCCTTCTGATCCAGGAAACGTAGCGTAATATGGCAACTAATCTACCCTCATTTGAAATCCAAGATAGTGCTGCAGGCACCAAGCTGTATTTTGATACCTACGGCGAAGCTGCACTAGAGTTCGCAGCCAACGACGTCACGGCCGCTGTGAGTTTTTTTACCGGTGCAGGCTTTGATTCGGATGCAGCAGCTACCGTGGCTATGACTCTGTTACGACAGGCAAAAATTGATTCTACACCCATTTCACAGATCTTAGACACACTTACAGGATTGAACAAAAACACCCTAAGCCAATTAGTGGGTGAGATACTAAACAACAATCGAGTACCTACCAGCCTTTTAGGTTTCAGAACTGCAGATATTAAACCTAATCAGACTAGAAACATAGCTGCATAATGGGCAAATTCGCACAAGGTCGATTTGAAATGAAAAATCCTGCCAAATATGTGGGATTAAAAACTCCATTGGCTCGTAGCTCGTGGGAGTTTGTGTTCATGAGAATGCTAGATGAACATCCAGGCGTACAGAATTGGGCTAGCGAAAGCATCAAGATACCTTATAGAGATCCATTAACTGGTCGCAGTACCATATATGTGCCAGATTTCTTTATTGTATATCAAGATAAGAACGGTACTAAACACGCAGAAGTTGTGGAGGTAAAACCTTCTAATCACACCTTCAGAGAAGCTGTGGGTAAGAGTCAATACAATCAACAGCAGTATGTAAAAAATATGGCCAAATGGGAAGCTGCTAATGCTTGGTGCAAACAACAGAACATCAAGTTTCGTGTGATTAACGAAACAGACATTTTCCATCAGGGCACAAAACGAAGATAAGTACGATATGACCAAAAGACTTGAAGAATTGTTGAATCTCGAAACCACCGAATCTCTAGCGGAAGCGCCAGTCGAAGCACCTACGCATGAACAGGTGCAGAGTCTAGATGACAGCTATCGTAGAGTAGCAGAAATCACCAGAGGCCTGCCGCAGATCAAAGAATTAGATGAGCTGGATGATCGAGAACTGGATGAACTGGCAAAAAAAGCAGAAGCTGCCTATGATGATCTCATGGACCTAGGCATGAACGTAGAAGTTCGTTATGCTGGTCGTATATTCGAAGTAGCTGCCAGCATGATGGGCAATGCTATTACTGCTAAAACCAACAAAATAGATAAAAAACTCAAAAGCGTAGATCTACAACTGAAGAAGCTGAAAATAGACAATGACGCAGGCAATGAACAGGACGGAGTGATCAACGGTGCAGCATATGTGATCACAGACCGCAATGAGCTACTGAAAAAATTAAGCGGAAAAGCATAAATACAAGTATGAAAACTTTTAAAGAATATCTCACTGAAAACAAAAAAATCTACAGCTTCAAGGTTAAGGTTGCTGGCGAAATTCCTGAGAATTTTCAGGAAAGTCTCAAGACCAAGCTAGAACGCTGCAAGGTGGTAACCTTTGAAAAGATGAGCACAACACCTATACAAAAGTTTCCGTTAGATTTTCCTGGCAAGTCCAACATGGAAGTCACTGTATTCGAAGTGGTTACAGAATACCCAGTAACTCCTCCGGAAATCACTGACATGATCAAAGGATCTGGCATCACCGAAGACTGTTTCCGTGTGCGTGGTAGCAATGAACCTACAGAAATAGATCAGCTGTTTATGGACAATGAGCCTACAGGAGATGCACTGTTAGATGAACAGGACATGGAAAAAGGCACAGGAAAAATCAAACACAAAGACTATTTTGGTGATGATTTCAACAAGAGTTTCTTAAAAGATTTGAACAAAGCTGCCAAAGATCGCAAGAAGGATGGCATCAACGTAGAATACAAACTGCCCAAGGGCAAACAAGACAAAGCAGGTGCTCGAAGCGCCTTAGGGAGTTAATACATGGATTTCAATCAATTAATGGCACGCATGCGTGAATTAGATCAACCTACCAATGAAGGAGGTTGCGGCATGGATGCGCCAATGGCACCGCCTATGTCTTCGCCAATGAGCATGACTTCGCCAAAGCCAGACACACCGCCACCTACAATGAGCATCAATCTAAATGCTCAAGGCATGGACAACATCGAGTCATTGATGAAACTGGTCACCAAGGTGAATCCCAGCATGGATAAACCGACGATGCCACCAAGCATTAGTATTGAGCCTATGGACAAACCTATGGGAATGCCTCCACTAGGTGGTCTTGGAGATCTAGACAAAGGTCCGTTAAAGATGTTGCCTGATCTAGACTCGGACAATGATGACATGCCAGGCGGAGAAATGGACAGCGACTATGACGACAGCGGAGATCTAGATGCACATGAAAAAGATCATGCAGACGAAAAGCCTTTGATCAAAACTCTAGATCGAGATGACGACGGCGATCACGACATGGATGACCATGACGCAGAGAAAAAAGAAAAAGACGAAGCGTTCGGCAACAGTGTGGATGATAGTGAGCCAGGCTACAAGACCGTTGCCGATGTGATGAACAAAGGTGATGATCTAAACAGACCAAAGAAAAGTTTCAGTGGCAAACCATATCGTGGTGACAACCCTATGGCAGCTGGCGCTTATGAAAGCAAAGAACAACTACGTGCCGGCATACGTGCAGAACTCATGCAACGGTTGGCAGAAGCTAAAGGAGCGAAATAATGGCATCAGGATTTCAACAAAACGAAAATCAACTTACACCAGGCCTATACCGTGTTGTGATCGATCTCTCAGGATATTCCAGCACAGCAGCTGACACAGATGCAGGCGGTGTAGAAACCAGAGACAGCAGTGCATTTGCAACACAAAACACTACATTAGCTAACGGTCAACGCAGAGCGCGAGGCAATCTACGCTGGCAAGGAATTTTAGAAAATCTAGGTCGTGGTGGTGATTTTAGAATCTTAGACATAGAAGAATTAGAATCTACAGGCCCAAGCGCATTAGATAATGCAGACGATGTCACAGTTACTCTAACATTTACCGTGCAGTATGACAGAGATGCCTTTGTGTTGGGCAACGTACAAAATTTCTTGATCGCAGAAGGCAGAACCACAGGTGGTGTTGCTAAAAATTCAGATCACGAAACATTAGGCTCAGCTACTACTACCAGCACAACTGCGTTGGCTATTGAAGAATTAGTGGTTCGTGGTATCACCAAAGGCTATCAAGATTATGTGACCGATGTTAGTACAGCAGTTGGGGCAGGCGACATATTCACTAGGAGTTACAGAGTCTATGACGGAACACAAGGCGCTGAAACACAAGCAGTATTGACAGTGAAAGCACCCATTACTCCAAAAGCAGCTCACACAGATGTCACAGTGACTGCTATAGACGGTACCACTCTGCCAACAACTTAATTATATCTACATATCCAAATAGGCTCTCCGGAGCCTATTTTTTTCATTAAATAAACATATGGGAAAATCACTCGACGGCGTACTGATTAAAAAGGCTCACGCTCAGACCAAATACACAATGGATGAGGTCAAGCATCTTGAAGCCTGCTTGGATCCTGTTACAGGACCTTTGTATTTCTGCACCAATTTTTTAAAGATACAGCATCCAACTCGTGGCGCTATTAATTTCGAACCCTACGAATATCAAGAAAGATTGATAAAAAGCATACACACCAATAGACAGTGTATAGCCATGCTGCCTCGCCAGATGGGCAAGACCACCTGTGCTACTGGCTATCTGCTTTGGTACACCATGTTCATACCAGACTGTCAGGTATTGATAGCTGCCCACAAATATGAAGGTGCCAAAGACATCATGGATAGATATCGATTTGGCTACGAAAATCTACCAGACTTCATACGTGCAGGTGTGTATTCATATAATAGAAACACCATTGAATATGACAACGGTGCTAGGATACAGGCCACAACTACAACAGAAAACACTGGTCGTGGTAAATCTCTTTCATTGATCTACTGCGATGAGTTTGCGTTCGTGCAACCTCCCGAAAAGGCCAAAGAATTCTGGACTGCATTAAGCCCTACACTAGCCACTGGCGGTAAGTGTATAATCACATCAACCCCAAACTCAGACGAAGATCAGTTTGCGTTGATATGGGCCGAGGCTAACAAAAAATTTGATGAGTTTGGTAACGAAGCTGATGTAGGACAAAACGGATTTGCTTCATATACAGCTCATTGGTCGGAGCATCCAGATCGAGATGATGCCTGGGCCAACCAAGAAAGATCTAAAATTGGTGAAGAACGTTTCCGCCGTGAGTTTGAATGCGAATTCTTGATTTTTGATGAAACCCTAATCAACTCTGTGAAACTGGTTGAGCTCGCCGGCTCAGATCCTGTGATGACCATGGGACAGACACGCTGGTACAAGGACGTAGACTACAAGGCCACTTATCTAGTGGCTCTAGATCCCAGCCTAGGCACTGGTGGAGATTATGGTGCTATACAGGTCTATGAAATGCCTACGATGACTCAGGTAGCAGAATGGCATCATAACCAGACTCCAGTGCAGCAGCAGGTCAAACACATGCGGGAAATACTGAGATACATACACGACCGTGGAGAAGAACAGGGCGGTGTACCGCAGATCTATTATTCAGTGGAAAACAACAGCCTCGGTGAAGCTGCGTTGATAGTGATCAACGACATAGGCGAAGAAAACTTCTACGGTCTGTTTCTCAGCGAACCTATACGCAAAGGACACATACGCAAGTTCCGAAAAGGGTTCAACACCACGCACCGTTCAAAGATCACTGCCTGCAGTCAGTTAAAAAATCTCATCGAAACTAATAAAATGAGTTTGAAATCAAAGCCCTTGATTTCAGAACTCAAGACCTTTGTGGCCACAGGGTTGGGTTTCAAGGCCAAAAGCGGTGAACACGACGATCTCGTATCCAGCACACTGTTAATCATACGCATGGCCGATGTGTTAGCTGATTGGGATCCACAGATCTACGATAAAATGACTGAAAAAGTCTCCGAAGAAAGCATGCCTATGCCAATCTTTGTTAGCATGGGCCTTTGATAAATATACTTATGGACGCAAGAAATAACATAGCAACAGATTTATTCTACAAGGTACGCAGCCGCTTTTCTGGCCTTAAACTAGGCGCGGAAACCGGGGAAATTACCATTAATCCTGAAGAAGCTCGATTTTTTGATTTTGACTACATGGAAGGAAAGACCCCCATAGGACATGTCAGTATCAGTCTTGCAGAGCCTAACTCGATGAAGGTGTATTTCAGCCACGGTATTTCTGAAGGTATGGATGAAAAACAAAAGGTCAATTGGTACGGGTTTCTCAAAGAACTACGCCAGTTCGCTAAACGCAGACTGCTGAGTTTCGATACCAGAGACATTGCCAAAGATAATCTGGATCGCAGGGACTACGAATTTCTAGTGCAGAACTCACAGCCCAAGCAGACCAAGCAGAACACTATACAAAAACCAGTCGGAGAAAGTATGATGGCAGAAAGCAACATGTATGGCAGCAGAACCATGAGCTACCAAAAACTAATGGATACTAGATTGATTATCAAACACAATCAAGCGGTCATGGATGAAAATCAACCTGGTGCAAGAACACGCCACATCGGCGCCTTGTTTGTGGAAAATCAAGACGGTGAAAGATTTAAATATCCGTTCATCCATCTAGCAGGTGCAAGAGCCATGCAACGACATGTGGCCAATGGCGGAGTTCCCTATGACGATCTAGGCAAAAGCATCATTGGCATGAGCGAAGAAATCGCACAGTTAAAAAGTTTCGGCAACTATGTGGTACGCAACGATCTAATGAACTCGGACACTAATTCAGTCGTGGAAAGATCAACCGCATATCTAAATCAACTGCGTGAGCAGATCAAGGCACTGAGCAAACAGAGCCATTATGAAGCATATAAAGAAAACTTCCAGGCCTATGACAGTGAAGAAATTCCACAGGACGTGGTAGAAGATTTCAAAGAAAAATTCACTGTAAAATCATTCAAAGAAGATATCGCATCAGTGTTTCCTGTGTTGTATAGACTGATGAAAGAAGGAAACACCATAGGCTACGACGACATAGTCGCAATGACACAAGAAGAAATAGCCAACGAAGATCTTGAAGTAAGTGAAGATGCCTACGATCCATTTGATCAGTTTGAATCATGGGTTATGGGTCTTGGAGAAGCATCGGCTATTACTTCAGAAGATCCAGATGAACAGGCAACAGCAGTACAGGAACTACAGGAATTGGTCAGCCAACCTTTTCCAGCAGGTGTAGATGGTACGAATGCTATAGAGAGTCTCAAAGGCATAATTGAAGATCCTGAGTTATACAAAAGAATCAAAGAACTGTCAGTCGAAGATTCTGACACAGATATGCGCGAACAGATACAGAGTTGGCTACAACTCAATGCTCCAGAAATACTAGAGCAGTTGGATTTTGGTGATATGGTAACAGAGCCGGAAGCAGCCCAAGGAGGTGACCAAACTGCCCCGGAAGAAGAACCAGTAGCAGTTGATCCGGCAGCAGCGGCTGTGCCTGCAGAAGAACCAGTGCCACAGGAATCTACGCAGGCCGGCGGCCCAAATAAAAGTGATGTTCCTGCATATCTACGCAAACAGAAAGGTGATGATCCACTGACTTTGAAGGATCTCGAAGATGAAAAAACAAAATCGCCAACGAGTTCCGCTGGGCTAGCACGTAGAAAGAAAGAACTAGGTATGGGCGAAGCTGATAACGAAAAGGATGATGAAAAATCTCCTCCTTGGGATACTGATGACGATGAAAAGTCAAATTTTAAAAAGCCCAATAATCCAAACCGCACAGGTCAAGATAGTGCTAGAGCACTAGCACAGCGAGGCATGCAGTCTAAAATGAACGTACAAGAATTAGCAGAATTTATTCACAGCTTCTATGATCGTGATTCAGGTACATTCCCCAAAGGCCCAGAAGGCGTCGTTATTATGGTAGGCAAGAAGTTTGGTGAACAGGCAGAAATGGTTGCTCGCAAAATGGTCGAACGCATGGCTCCACAACAACAAGATCCACAGATCGCAGAACTGGCTCGTATTAGAGAATTAGCAGGCTATTAAAGTTTCGTCGCAGTTAGATCGGGCACTTCGGTGCCCTTTCTTTTGGCTAAATCAAATGTAAACGAAAATACGCACAAAGACGTTATATATAGTATACAGATAGTTTTCTGTATATAACTAAAGGAAACTTTAAAATGAAATCAATCGCAATCGTAGTAGCATCGTTGTTCGCAGTATCAGCATTTGCTCAGGCACCTGCCAAGAAAGAAGAAGCCAAGCCAACCGCTCCTGCTGCCGCTCCAGCTAAAGCAGATGCCAAGAAGGACGAAAAGAAGCCTGCCAAAAGTGAACCTGCTAAGAAAGACGCAGCTAAGGCAGACGCAAAGCCAGCAGCTAAGTAATCTTGATCTAGAACAAAACAGTCTTGTCATAGATGATGAGATTGTTTTTGGTCGTAATCTCCAGTCACGCAAGTTTGGCGAGATAGTAGATGATGATCTATCTGATTACGTAGTATGGAGATTATGGCGAGCAAGACAACTGGCACTGGCCAAGTATAAGGAAAAGTGGGCTTGACCCACTTTTTCTTTTGGCAAAACAAAATCAAAAAACACATAGATAATCATTGACCTTGATAAATAAAAAGCGCATAATAAAACATGTGCATAAGGCATATAAACATTTTAGGCATAACACAAGGAGGCATTTAAAATGGCTACATTATCAGAAATCCGTGCTAAACTTCAAGAAGCACAATCAAAGTCCACAGGACAATCCACCGGCGGTGGAGACAACGCAATTTACCCACACTGGAACATGCAGGAAGGTAAGGAAGCAGTAATTCGCTTGCTACCCGACGGTAATCCCAACAACACATTTTTCTGGGTAGAACGAGCAATGATCAAATTGCCGTTCGCAGGTATCAAAGGTGAAACAGACAGTCGTCCAGTTCAAGTGCAAGTCCCTTGCGTTGAAATGTACAACGACGGTACAGTTTGCCCGATCCTAGCAGAGGTACGTGGTTGGTTCAAGGACAAATCACTAGAAGAAATGGGTCGTAAGTATTGGAAAAAACGTTCATACATTTTCCAAGGTTTTGTAGTTGAAGATCCAATCAAGGAAGATAAGATTCCAGAAAATCCAATCCGTAGATTTATCATTGGTCCTCAGATCTACAACATCATCCGCTCGGCATTGATGGATCCAGAACTAGATGAACTGCCAACAGACTTCCTGAAAGGTCTAGACTTCCGTATTGCTAAGACATCTAAAGGCGGATTTGCTGACTACTCTACATCAAAGTGGAGCCGCAGAGAACGTGCTTTGAGCGATGTTGAAAAATCAGCCATTGACAGTCACGGACTTTTTGATCTAAGTGGGTTCCTTCCTAAGAAGCCCACAGATGTTGAGCTCAAGGTCATGAAAGAGATGTTTGAAGCATCTGTAGATGGCGAAGCCTACGATATGGATCGTTGGGGTCAATATTTCAAACCAGCAGGCATGGGACAGGCCACTGGCGATCCTAACAAGGTCGCTGCTCGTGCAGCACCAGTTGATGAAGATGCAGATGATGCTCCTGCTCCAAAGGCCGCTCCTGTTGCAACACCAGCAGCACCAGCAGCAGCAACCGCAGAAGGTGCTAGTCGTGCGCAAGATATTCTTGCAATGATTCGCAATCGTCAAAAGCAGTAATTAACACGGCTCGGGCCAATGAGACGTAGTTCTTACGCCCGAGTTCTTCTCATCACAGGATAATAATATGGCAAAAGCATTTGATATTTCTAAATTTAGAAAGTCAATTACTAAGAGCATCGAAGGACTTAGTATTGGCTTCAATGATCCAGTAGACTGGATCTCAACCAACAACTTCGCACTGAACTATTTGATCAGTGGAGATTTTTACAAAGGTATTCCCCTAGGTAAGGTCACTGTGTTTGCTGGTGAGTCTGGTGCAGGCAAGAGTTTTATCTGTGCCGGTAACTTGGTCAAGAACGCACAGGCATCGGGCATATTTCCTATATTGATTGACACAGAAAACGCCTTAGATAAAGATTGGCTAGAAGCCTTAGGCGTAGACACTTCAGAAGATAAATTGATGAAGTTGAACATGGCCATGATCGATGATGTGGCCAAGACCATCGTGGAGTTCGTAGCAGAATATAAATCCATGGATGAAGCCACACGTCCTAAGATCTTGTTCGTGATAGACAGTCTTGGAATGTTACTGACTCCCACGGATGTTAATCAGTTTGAAGCCGGGGATCTCAAAGGTGACATGGGCCGTAAGCCCAAAGCACTTACGGCACTGGTTCGCAACTGTGTGAACATGTTTGGTAGTCTTAATATCGGTTTGGTGTGTACTAATCATACCTATGCCAGCCAAGACATGTTTGATCCAGATGACAAGATCAGCGGTGGTCAGGGTTTTATCTACGCCAGTTCAATCGTAGTGGCCATGCGTAAGCTGAAACTCAAAGAAGACGAAGACGGTAACAAGATTTCAGAGGTCAAAGGTATCCGTGCTGCTTGCAAGGTTATGAAAACACGATATGCTAAACCTTTTGAATCAGTGCAGGTGAAGATTCCTTATGAAACAGGTATGAATCCATATAGTGGACTGGTCGACCTGTTCGAAGCCAAAGGCATGCTCAAGAAAGAAGGAAACAGCCTAGTCTATACCACTGCCGATGGCGAGATCATTAAACAATTCCGCAAGGCTTGGGAACGCAATGACAATCTCGGTCTTGACAAGGCCATGGCAGATGTATCAAAACACGGTGAAAAATCCATTTCTGAGATAACTACTACAGTTGAACCAGACTTGGAGGAAGCCGAATGAAAGAAGATTTAATCGCCGATATATGGAATGTAGTGATTGGTCATATTCCAGAAAAACAACGAGCTGATGTTGCCGCTGATTTTGTTAACACACTATTAGACCACGGTATCAAAGACTCTGTGTTAGAGTCACTGCAAGGAGTAGATCCCTATCTAGACGATGCCATCGAATATGCTATTGATGGTGAGGAAATCGAAGAAGAATACGAAGACGACGAGGAATAAATGAATTGGTATGATCGAGTTTCCAAGGATATTTCGAATATTCCCGATGCCGTGGCCTATTATGAAGCTGAATTACTTTCAGCAAAACAAGATGTCCGTGTAACGGGAAGCATCGAGAAAGCCTCTGCGCAGATGCCTGGCATCGTAGAAACTCGGTTCAATCAATTGCAAGAAATTGAGGGTATCCTAGAATATCTCAATATCGAACTTCGTAGACTTCGTAGTCAACACTTTCGTAAATATCTCGAAAACTATCAACGTCAGCTCAGTTCCAGAGACTGTGAAAAGTTTGTGGAAGGTGAAGCTGATGTTGTAGATTTTGAAAAGATCATCAATGACTTTGCTCTGCTACGCAATAAATGGCTAGGCATTATCAAAGCCTTAGATATCAAGCAATGGCAGTTGAGTAATATCGTCAAACTTAGAACCGCAGGACTAGAAGACGCTACTCTATGACAATTTTAGTAACTGGTGGCCTAGGATTAATAGGCCACCACGTAGTTAAGAAATTAGAAGATCTTGGTGAACAAGTGGTAATTACTGACACTAGAACCAACTACGGTATTATACCTCAGGCTGAAATCGATTATCTAATTTCTCAAAGATTAAACTTAATCACAACTGATAAAATACATCGCGTTGACATCAGCGAAAGAGATAGTGTAGAATGGTTGTTTAGACACTATCGACCCTCAGCAGTTATACATCTAGCATCATTTCCCCGGCAAAAAGTAGTCAATGCTGATCCTGCGCAAGGCGCTAAAGTTATGAGTGAAGGACTACTGAACCTATTAGAGGCCAGTGTGAAATACCAATGTCCGAGATTCCTGTATGCCAGCTCCAGTATGGTCTATGGTGATTTTAAAGATTATGTCAAAGAAGATGCTGTTTGCCGTCCACAGGGTCAGTACGGTATAATGAAGTTGGCAGGCGAGTGGTTGGTGAGAGATTACCAACGTAAAGGTATCGATCATACTATCTTTAGACCTAGTGCGGTGTATGGACCATTAGATGTTGAGGATCGTGTTATTTCAAAGTTTCTGCTTACTGCCATGAGAGGCGGTGTATTAAAGGTAAACGGCATTCATGAAACTTTAGATTTCACCTACGTTGACGACGCAGCCCAGGGTATAGTACAGGCATTGTTAAGTGAAAAGACCAAAAACAAAACATACAATATAACCAAAAGCCATAGTAAAACCTTGTACGCAGCCGCACAATTAGCGGTGGAATTAGTTGGCAATGGTAGTATTGCTATCGGTGATAAAGATCAAGATTTTCCTAGTCGCGGTGCCTTAGACATTTCTGCTGCACGGCAAGATTTCGGATTTGATCCTAAGATAGACATAGAGGAAGGTTTCGAACGTTATTATCAATGGTTGAAAAATTCCTCATATTATCAAGCCAATCTTTTAAGTTAGTCATTATATGTGCAGATAAATATCTGCATGAAAACCTTAGTACTTGTCACAGGAGGATTTGATCCTCTACACTCCGGGCACATCGCCTACTTTCGTGCAGCAAAACAATTAGGAGACACGCTAGTTGTTGGTGTTAATTCTGATGCGTGGTTAGTTCGTAAAAAAGGCCGAGCATTTATGCCTTGGGACGAACGCATGAATATCGTCAAAAATATCAAAGATGTAGATTTTGTTTTAGAGTTTAATGACGATGATGGCAGCGCCAAACAGGCTATAAAGTTAGCCAGGCAGACATGGCCAGATCATAAGATTGTGTTTGCCAATGGCGGCGATCGCACAGATGCTAATATACCAGAGATGGAATTTGAAGATAACCATCTTGAATTTGCATTCGGTGTTGGCGGATTTAACAAGGCCAATTCTAGTTCGTGGATATTAGAAGAATGGAAGGCTCCTAAGATTGGTAGGGCCTGGGGCTACTATCGGGTATTGCATGAACAAGATCGAGAAGTTAAGGTCAAAGAACTTACAGTACTACCTAAGACCTGTCTCAGTATGCAACGCCATCAAAATCGAGCAGAACATTGGTTTGTATCTGAAGGCACAGCCACTGTCTATACCGTCGACAAATCTACAGATATGGACCTGCTAGGCGAGTTTACTCGATTTCAACACATACATATTAACCAACATCAATGGCATAAATTATGCAATGAAACCGACCAGCCTCTGAAAGTTGTAGAAATACAATACGGAGATCAGTGCATAGAAGAGGATATAGAAAGATTATGATACCAATTTTTATCGGATACGATCCTCGGGAAGCCATAGCATACCATGTATGCACGAATAGTATCATTAGACATTCAAGCCAGCCAGTATCGATATCACCATTAGCTCTAAACATATTAAAAGACTATAAAGAACAGCACACAGATGGCAGTAATCATTTTATCTATAGTCGTTTCCTTGTTCCTCATCTCATGGAATACAAGGGTTGGGCAATATTTATGGATGGAGACATGCTGTTGCGTGATGACATTGAAAAACTATGGGCACTACGAGACGAGTCAAAAGCAGTTATGGTTGTCAAACATGATTATAAAACTAAAATGACTGAAAAATATCTCGGTTCTAAAAATGAAAATTATCCTTGTAAAAATTGGAGTAGTGTGATACTTTGGAATTGCGGACATCCTGCTAACCGATCTGTAACTACCGATTTTATACAGTCTGCTACCGGTGCTACCTTGCACAGATTCACATGGTTAGATGCTAATCTAGTGGGACAATTACCCATCGAATGGAATTGGCTACCCGACGAGTACGGTGCCAACCCTGGAGCAAAATTACTACATTACACTCTAGGAACTCCTAGCTTTCATGATTTTGCTACTACTCCGATGGGTGACGAATGGCACCGAGAACGCATCTACACTGACTACTGTCTACAGCACGGACTATGATTACAAATAAATTTAATTTTTCAGAAAATTTTCTAGATAATTTCACAGTTATAGATGAAGAGTATGAAGGAGTGAGTATTGATAGAAAATGGCACCTATATCAAGTTTTAGATCTGCCAATGATAAGTGGATCAATTTTAGAATTTGGTGTATGGAAAGGAAAAAGCCTTAGAATGATATCGAATCATTTTCCCTCTGAAGTAGTATGGGGATTCGATAGCTTCGAGGGGTTACCTGAAGATTGGTTTACGATTTCTAAAACAGAACCCTCCCATCCAAAAGGCCATTTTCGTATTGATGAGCTACCTAAATTTGGTAAGAATGTTAAATTAGTAAAAGGATTTTTTAAAGAAACATTGCCTCAATGGATACAGAATAATCAATCTGAAATAAAATTCATTCATATTGACAGCGATCTTTATTCGAGTGCTAGAGATATTTTAACTATGTTAAATCCGTTTATCGTACCAGGCACAATTATACTTTTCGACGAATTGTATCCTTGGGGCGGTCACGAAATATATCTAGAATGGCAACACGGTGAATTTAAAGCATTAAAAGAATGGGTAATTGAATACGATCGAGAATTCGAACCCTTGCTGCGAAGCAGACATATGCAATGTTCAATTAGAATTAAAAAATGATCTTCCTCAGCAAAGACGGCCAGGATCCCTATATTAATATGTTGGCACAGGGTTGTGGTAAAAAAGTCACCAATACCAACGACTTCGATTATGATGCCAGTTCTGAACCTATTGTGCTTAGAGGCATACTCAAGAAAAAAATCATACATCGTTGTTTAGCCGATGGTAGAACATTTTACTACGTAGACACAGGATACTTTGGCAACGAGATAACTGCCAGTAATCCTAATGGTTGGAAGTATTGGCACAGAATTGTAAAGAACGATCTACAACACAAACATGTCGTACCAAGATCTGATGACAGATTTAAGAATTTTAAGAAAACAATTTCACCTTGGAAAAAAACAGGATCTAAAATATTAATCGCAAAGCCTGATGATAAGCCAATGAGATTCTACGACTACGACATGGATCTATGGCTGCAGAATACCGTTGACACTATCCGTAAACACACTGACAGGCCTATAGAAATCAGGGATCGTGCGGCCAAACGCATAGATAGAATACAGCACAACACACTACAGGAAGCATTAGATGACGATGTGTTCGCACTTGTGACTTTTAACAGTGTGGCTGCTGTAGAATCTGTGTTTCACGGCATTCCAGTGTTTACCCTAGCACCAACTAATGCAGCTGAGCCAATGGGACTGCAGGATCTTTCTTTGATAGAAACTCCTTGTTACCCAGACAGCGATGAAGTTTATCAATGGGCCTGCCATTTGGCCTACGGTCAATTCCACAACAGCGAATTGCGCAACGGCAAAGCCATAGAAATGTTATTAAAATCATGAAAGATTTATCTTTAGAAGAATCATTGGTAAATGGATCCAACGGCGTTTGTACTGTGGATATGGCTGACAACAATAAACCGATGGTGGTTCGAGGCGTTACTAGCAAAAGTGAAATAGTTGAATGTCAAAAAAATAAAAGAGATTTTTATTATATAGACACAGGATATCTAGGAAATTTTCCTAGTATAGGCAATACTTCTGGTAAAAAACTGTGGCATAGAGTAGTTAAAAATGACCTGCAGCATAGTGTATCACAGCATATGCCGTCAGATAGATGGCAAAGATTAGTCAAACAAGATCCTAGACTGCAGTGGTCTGGTTGGAAAAACTACAACAAGAAAATACTATTGGTATTACCTAATCCTAAGGCCTGCAGATACTATGATATTGATTGTGAACAGTGGATTGAAGAAACCACAGAAAAAATAAAGATCTACTCCAATCTCCCCATTGAGGTTAGAGTTAAAGGATCAAGAAGCGAAAGAAATCACGGATATTCCATTTACTCCGCTTTTGATTCCGGAGTATATGCCACGGTGTCGTTTAACAGCATTGCGTCATTAGAAAGTGTACTTTATGGTATACCGGCTTTTGTCAGTGTACCTTGTGCAGCTTCACCGTTAGCATCTACTGATCTTTCAATGTTAAAGAATCTTTATAGGCCTTCACAAGAAACTATGATGAAACAATGCCACTGGTTGGCATATGGCCAATTCACCCAAGAAGAAATGGCCAATGGCACAGCATGGAAAATATTAAATGAAACTGCTACTTAACGACAAAGAAATCGCTAGATTTTTGATTGAATTGGTCAATGTCTCGGATGCCTGCAAACACATTGAATTTGACGAGCGCCATACTGCTGGAATGATTCATTGGATTATCGAAACAAAAAATAAACCTAGATTCAATTTAGAAAAACATAGAGATAAAATCAAACAAAAGATCACTCAGGGAATTCGCAAAGATCTCAAAGCATGGATGGATTTGATAAATCAACAGATCAGCAATCACAAAGAATATTTTTATAAAAATATACATCAACACATAGATGTTCTCATAGATAGACTAGGAGAAGAACAGATATTAGAACTCTATAAATTCCATCCAAAACAAAATTTTATTAAAACTGTAGGGCTTCAAATCGATCCAGTCGCAGAAATGATGAGACGCAGACATTTTGATTCAGTGGAAGAAGATTGTCTTCTGCGTAACACCGTGGGCAACGAACAGATACTTGTTAATAAAATAGATCACGATCTGCCTTTTTGGTTTATTGACAGCGGGTACACTAATTTTATAGAGCCCAATAAGAAGTGGCATAGACTAGTAAGAAATCATTTACATTTCAATCGTAATTTTGTAGCACCAGTAAATCGATTAGATATCTTCCCTAGTTTTCCTAGACCGTGGCGACACGATGGCTCTAAAATTTTAATTGTCGAACCTGGAGAATTTGCTGCCGGTATAATGCATGTGGAGGCTAAATCTTGGGGACAGAAGGTAGCAGACGAGTTGAAAAAATACACAGATCGCCCTATTGAATTTAGATCGAAAACAAATAAAAAAACTAGAACCAGCCTATATCAACAACTATTAACCGGCGATTACTACTGCACTGTTAGTATCAATTCCAATAGTGCTATAGAATCTATATGGGCAGGAGTTCCTGCTATTACCTTGAACAAGCATGTGAGTAATCCTGTGACAAAGAGCAATCTAAACGAGATTAACGATCTATATTATGGACCTCTGGGAGATTGGTTGGCCTGGCTCAGCTATTGCCAATTCACCTTTGATGAATTAATGGACGGCACTGCCTTAGATATCGTGAGGCGTTATCACGGTGTCTAATCTCACTGCTGTGGCCTACTATGCTGGAATTCCGCCTAATAATCGGAATCTAGAAAAGCCTCTGATTTTAGATAATTTCTGTCAAGGAGTTCGTGCATCCGGTGATACTGCTATACAGCATCAAGGAATGAATGCGATATCTTGTGATGTTGCATTGATACAGGGGTTTGTGCATGAACATGGCAAATCTGCAGCTCATTTGCAATTAAGACAAGATGCTGTGAATTTACAGAAAAAAACAAATCGTCGAAGCCTTATTGTAGACAGTAATCTTTTTCTATACGCAGATCCAACTAATACCAAAACCTATCTAAGATATAGTTTCGACGGAGTGTTTCCGACCACAGGATTTTATTTTGATCAAGATATTGATTCTACTCGTTGGTCAAAAATAAGCCAAGATCTCAACATCAGTCTTAAACCGTGGAGAGCACAGGGCAATCATATATTGATCTGTCTGCAAAGACATGGCGGGTGGAGCATGGGAGGAGTTAGTGTGCAGACATGGTTAGATCAAACCATTGCACAGATTAGGCAACACAGTAGAAAACGTCCTATCATCGTGCGAACTCATCCAGGAGACAAAAAAATTAAATCGATTTTAAAAATTAATCACAAGAATGTGCATGTTAGTGTCAATGAAAGATTAATCGATGATCTAAGGCACGCATGGGCCACTGTGGTTTACAACAGCAGTCCTAGTGTAGCCAGTTTGATCGAGGGAGTTCCAGCATTCATCACAGATCCAGTCCCACAACACAGTCAGACATACGGTGTGGCCAATACTGATCTTAGTTTGTTAGAAAATCCCGAGATGCCAGATAGACAATCATGGATTGAACGCATCGCAATGTGTCATTGGAATTTCAATGAACTGCGTTCCGGTGAAGCTTGGCAATTCTTTAAGAAATATATCTAGCGCCAATACGCTTCGTCACGCTGCACCTTCAAATCTTCTTGTTTGCTGCGACCAAGATTCTTTCTTGAACCTTTTAGATGATCTAACCATGCACCCCACTCGCTGTTAATCAGAGGATGGCCTTCACCTGTGCTGCTGTGTGGATGAGGTTTTAGGTTATGTAGATGTGCCGCCCAATCTAACTGACGCATCTGTGGAAACTTTACACGAACAGCATCAAACACGAAACTGTCATGCCATTCTTCAAGAAGAAAAATTCCATGTTCGGCATCATCATACATACGTTGGAATTCTTTTAGAAAATTTTGTATGTTCGGAGATCTTAGATTCATGGCATACAGACCGCATTCTGAATATTTTCCTTTTCTGCCCAGATAACACAGTTCACTATCTATGGGGATCATTCTATGCAGGTCCTGTACAGTGATAGGACTATGACATATAGTATCGGCGTCCATCCATATCAATATATCTGCATCAGTTTCTTGAGCACAGTGAAAAATAGCATAGACTTTGTGTGCAAATCTCACAGCATGCCATTTAAATCCCTTGCCTGCGTCTTTTCTTCGAGATCTTATAGGGTCTGCCGAAACATCTCCATTAGCCTTGGGAACATTTTGCCAACGTTCTTTGAATGCCATGAGTTCTGGAATTTCTTCTAACCTTTTTAGTGTGACATGACTGTGATCGCGTATGGCGGGATTACATGATTCAGGATAGATATGCAATTTCACCTCAGCAGGCCAGTTTTCACAGAATGTGTTGATCATTCTTTGACCATATTTTCTAAGACCTTCTTCGTGGAAGGTTGTAACCACTGCTATTTTCATTTTATCTTTTCCCATACGTGATAAATTCCCTGTAAACTGGTACACTGCCACCCTGTTTTAAATAATGGCTTAGATAGATGTCTAAGTATGCAATCGTTGCCTTCGACGAATATAGTCGACTTGTGCCTTTGCCAAAAATCTTCCAGGATTTCTAATTGATCAATCTTATCTAGGTCGATGAATATAGCACCAACCTGTGTCAACACATTTAGATCATTGAAATTTTCTTTGTAGATGAGATTTCTTGCTTTTGCGGATGGTGGTTCATCATCCACAACAAACACATTAGTATAGATCTCCAATAATTGGTCGAGATTTCCGAACGCCGTGCCTACAACCAAGGCGTTTTCTGTGTAACCGGATAATTTTCTTAATCTTTTTGCGAACTTGGCCATAATCTCATTAAATACACAGTTATTTATTATATTAGATGCGCTTCAAATTATATCGCCAATACGGTGCCCTGAACAGCCAACCAATCTTTGATGCGTTTGCACAAGGAGCACAGTCTCTCGGTCATAGCATAGTCGATGAACACGAGGATGTAGCAGTGATTTGGTCAGTGTTATGGTCTGGCAGGATGAGTCCAAACCGTGAAGTCTACTATCAGTGTAGAAATATCAAAAAACCAGTGATCATCATCGAAGTGGGCAACCTACGTAGAAATCACACATGGCGAATTTCACTGAATCATATCAATAATCTCGGAGAGTTTGCCAACAACTCGGATCTCGATGCTGATCGACCAAAAAAATTAGGTGTTGATCTGAGAGATAGAAGATCTGATCAACGGCTAGACATACTCATAGCGTGTCAACACAGTCATAGCCTGCAATGGGAAGGTATGCCTCCGATGAAAACCTGGGTTGAAAACACGGTGAAACAGATACAGGCTAAATCTCAACGAAAAATCATAGTGAGACCACATCCTAGATCATTGTTTGATGTAGATATACCAGGTGTGACCTTAGAACGTCCTCGATTGATATCGGGCAGCTATGACGATTTTGATATTTTCTACAATTATCACTGTGTGATCAATCACAACAGTGGTCCTGCAGTCCAGGCTGCTATACAAGGCGTACCTGTGCTGTGTGATTCTACTAGTTTGGCCTCGGATTTGTCTATCACTTGGGATCAAATAGAAACTCCAGTCATGCCAAATAGAGATGAATGGTTTTTGAGGCTGTGTCACACTGAATGGACCGTGGTTGAAATCAGCCAGGGCATTCCATTAGCCAGATTAATATCAAAAATCACTTGACTTACTGATTACAACAACGTATACTAGTGTAATGTCATCATCATTATTCGCAGAAGATATATTTCAACTGTTTTTTCAACTGGTAGATTCTGGTCAAGTAACCGTGCAGCATCAGGATCATCCTCCTGTGGTAAGTTTTTATACAAAGCTATTACAGCAAGAACCTCTGACGAAAAATCAAGCTGACTATGTGGTGAAAATTCTAGAAAAATATCAACTCGCAGCCATGATGGCTGGATTAGATTATTCGGGCTCTGTGAAAAATTTTCAGTGGAAGCAACCGTTCCGCATACTGGACCTTACTAAAAGAATCTATGTAGAACGAGCTGCTGCCGGCCAACTTGAGGTCTGTGTGAAATTTCCCTATCAGCTGAAAAAAGAGTTTGATGACCAGATAAATTCGTATCAACTTTCAAGTACCAGATTCAACAACTGGGACGCAGATCAAAAACTACGTCGATTGAATCTCTATGATTTCAATCTCATAGCACTGTACGAATTTGCCAATCGAAATAATTTTGAAATAGATGATACCTTTATAAATGTGTTAGCAGATGTAGAAGAAATCTGGCAAAATCAGGAAGAAATTTTACCAGTGTCGGATATCATCAATGATAGAGTGCAACTGGTAAATGCCACTGCTGAAGCCGAACAGTGGTTCAATCTTCACAGTGTAGGCGAGACTGATAAAGATTTACTTAGAGCCAAGCACATGGGATATTCGTATCGTGGACAACCTAAAAATATCAATGAAAAAATAGCTGCCCACGCAGAAAACAGCTTTTGGATTAGATCCAACGATAAATTTTTTTACCTATATAAAAATATCACAGGCAAGGCCGCAGTGGTGTTAGATCGAGCCGGAGACACACTGACCTGGTTACAGCAGTTTGTGGCAGACGCTGATGCACAAGGTATCAATAGGGATGAAATCAAGGTGTGTTTTAGAGATAACAAGGATCGCGACACAGGCATCAATGAGTGGATTAAGTTAGCAGGTGTTGGCGGCAAGGTAGAGACAGGAAAACTATTGATATTTGAATCGCGGCCAGCTAAATGGTTGTTTAAAGATCTAGATGATGTTACACTGTTAGTAACAAACAATGTATTTCCTCCTACTAATATCATGACTAGAGATTGGTTTAACAGCCATCCTTGCGTGATATACCTTGGAGATATCAAACCATCAGAAACCAAAGGACAAAAAATTGTCGAGCTGTAAATTGATCATCCGAGACGAAGTCAACGTAAAATTTGAAGGTCTCAGCGTGGAGACTCGTCGCAAGATCGTAAACAAATTAAAATACGATCTTCCCTATGCTCGACACATGCCTGCATATAAACTAGGCAGGTGGGATGGCACTAAAACCTATTTTGGTATTGGTGGCACTGGATATCTCGCACATCTAGATGTGATCCTTCCTATCATCGAAGATTCGGGCTATGAGTTAGATATTGAAGATCTAAGATCGCTGCATAAATTTTCATTCCAACCCGTGTCGGAAACCTATTGGGCGGATCAGGGCAAAACATGGCCGCAAGGACATATCGAAGCAGGTCAGCCCATTGTGCTGCGTGATTATCAATATGATGTCATCAACAAATTTTTAGAAAATCCACAGGCCCTGCAAGAAGTGGCCACAGGAGCGGGCAAGACTATAACCACTGCCACGTTGAGCCATTTATGTGAACCTTATGGTCGCACTATGATCATCGTGCCCAACAAGAGCCTGGTAGTGCAGACTGAAGAGGACTATCGAAATCTCGGATTAGATGTTGGCGTATATTTCGGTGATAGAAAAGAACTGGGGCGAACCCACACCATCTGTACCTGGCAGAGTCTCAACATCTTAGACAAGAAAAGTCATGACGAAGCCACACTGACTCTGGCAGAATTCTGCGAGGACGTGGTAGCAGTGATCGTAGACGAGGTACATCAGGCCAAGGCCGAAGTGCTGACTAAACTGCTGACACAGAACTTTAAGAACTGTGCCATACGATGGGGACTCACAGGTACAGTTCCTAAGGAAGCCTGGGAATATCAGGGCATACTGGCCAGTATCGGTCCAGTGATCAATCAAGTGAGTGCGCATGACTTACAGAACAAAGGGGTTCTGGCACAATTAAACATCAATGTGTTACAGACCACAGATGTAGAAGTGTTCACGTCCTTCCAAGATGAATACACATTCTTGGTCACAGATGATACAAGGTTAGAGTGGATTGCTAATAAAATTAAGAACATATCCTCTAGCGGCAACACCTTGGTGTTGATTAACAGGATTGACACAGGAAACAAATTAATCGCCTTGATTCCCGATGCTGTGTTTGTCAGTGGCGGTATGAAACTAGACGACCGCAAGGAAGAGTATGATGAAATTAAAACAAGTGATGGCAAGATTATTGTGGCGACTTATGGTGTGGCCGCTGTGGGTATTAATATTCCAAGGATTTTTAATCTGGTTCTTCTTGAGCCCGGAAAGAGCTTTGTCCGCGTTATACAAAGCATTGGGCGAGGCATTAGAAAAGCAGAAGACAAAGATCATGTAGAAATCTGGGACATCACCTCCACCTGCAAGTACGCTAAACGACATCTCACAGAAAGAAAGAAGTATTACAAAGAGGCCAAATATCCCTTTACAGTAACCAAGGTAAACATATGATATATCCTTTTGAACCTACTCAGTTTTCTAAAAATACATTTAACTGGGAGTTGTACGATACCGATTTTTTCTTTAGCCCAGATGGTATACAAGAATTTCCTAATCACCATTGTAAAAAAACGTGGGTAGCTAGTCTTCCTTTTATTACAGAAAAAAGAAATGCCATAGATGTTGGTTGTAGAGATGGGGAATACACAAGATATCTTCATAAAGATTTTAATCATGTTTTTTGTTTTGATTATCGAAGAAGAAAATTATTTCATAAAAATGTCGACCTATCTAAAATTACACATTTTAAATGTGCGTTAGGTGAAGAGCATAAAATTATAAAAGTAAGCGGTGGCGGAAGTATAACCACCGGAAAAATACCGCAAGAAAAGTGGTATGATGAACAGCTATACACTATAGATGAATTTAATTTTTCAGATATTGATTATATTAAAATTGATGTGGACGGTTACGAATTAAATGTTTTACAAGGTGCAGTTAATACTATTAAGAAATACAATCCTCTGTTGATTGTAGAACAAGAAAACGGTGATACCAGAGCAATTGATTTCTGTAAGATCAATTTTAAGTATGACATTTTATCATGGGATGTCGATCACCGAAACGTAATATTAGGAAAATTAAAATGAAAATACTTACACTAAACAATAGATCATTTGATCTCAACGAACTGCCAGAAGAAGTAGATGAAGATACTAGATTTTCAGTATTAGACAATAGTAATCCTCAAGAACCAGATTTCTTTTTCATGCCATTAATATTCCTAGAGTCATTTAATTCGCCAGCAATACTGTTGCGTATAGGTGGTCACGAAGTGCAGATGCCTTTAGATTGGTGCATGGTGGTGGGCGATAAGGAATGTGGACTAGACCCGGAAGTATTGCCCTTGACCAGTATCAACGAACGGGGATTTGATGCACTGGTGTTTAATCCTATCAAGGGATTTAAGACGGATTTTTTACCCATAGAAATTATAAACATCTTCCAAGATGTACGCTGGTACTTTCCTAAGATGAAAAACGGACAGTTGCTAACTGTGCCCTTGCATGACGATCCGAATCCCCCTTGTGTGTTTTTTGTCAAAGAAGTTAGCAGGCAGAGTGAAGTTGTGCAACTACACAAGTTAGTTTGAAATAAATACTCAGTTAATTAAAAAGGTGCAATATGAAAGCAGGAAAAGTATGGGGTCAAACAGAGTTATTAGAGGCTAACGGTGTATTAGAGTTTCATCGCATCGAAGCCACAGCAGGTGGTGTGTGTTCCAAGCACAAACATAAATTTAAGTGGAATGGGTTCTTTGTAGAGTCTGGAGAAATGATCATTCGTGTGTGGAAAAACAATTACGATTTAGTCGACGAGACCTTGTTGAGAGCAGGTGAATATACAAAAGTTGCTCCAGGTGAATATCATCAGTTTGAAGCAATTACTGATTGCATTGCATTTGAATTGTATTGGGCTGAATTTGACCATGATGATATTTCTAGAGAAACTGTAGGATATTCGAAATGAGTGATAGATTTACGCAAGACTGGATGAGTAACGAATGGCAAGATTTTGCTTATCAAAAAATAAAAGAAAACAACTTTAATACATTAGACTCATATCTCAAATTTCAGCCAATGACAATATTAGATATCGGCTGCGGACTAGCTTGGGAATCTAGAATGTTTAATGTAAAATACAATACAACGTTGTATTTAATTGACGGCGATGCAAGCAATAATCAGACTAAGGATGCTAAATCTAAAGATGTTAACTATCATCAATCGGCAGACACGTTTTTATATTATAATTCGTTCTGTAGATTAGACGACGAACTAAAAAAATTAGGTACCAAAGACTACACGTTAATAGACTGTAACAACTTAACGTTGCCAGATATAAAGTTTGATTTAATAACTTCTTGGTTATCTTGTGGATTTCACTATCCTGTCTCTACCTACGCATCACTAATTAAAAAACATTCGCATAGCGGAACTAGAATAATTGTGGACCTCAGAAAAAATAAAAAAACTGGAGAGATATTTCTTGAGGAATGTTTCAAAATTATACAGATTGTTAGCGAAGCCAAAAAATCAGTCACAGCTGAGATAGAACTTTTAGGATAATTTATGATCAATGAAGTAACAAAAGGAATCGGCGTAAAAATTATCGAACCTGTAAATTTATACGGATGTACCTTACAAAACGAAGTATTTGTAGGACCATTTGTTGAAATACAAAACGATGTAATAATTGGAGAGCGTACTAGGATTCAGAGTCATAGTTTTATATGCTCAACTGTTGAGATAGGATCTGATTGTTTTATTGGTCACGGTGTTATGTTTATCAATGATAAGTTTATTGATAGAAAATTATCTAAAGAATTTTTACCAACAAAATTAGGTAATAAAGTGTATGTTGGGTCCAATTCTTCTATTTTACCTGTGACTATTTGTGATGACGTTGTTATTGGTGCAGGCTCGGTAGTTACAAAGAACATTACAGAGCCTGGAACATACGTAGGAAATCCTGCTGTTAGGTTAAAATAAAATGGGCATAGATAATCGCTATTTCAACGACGTTATCGAGGTTGTTAAAAATCATTTACCGGCTACCGTAAAAAATCGAAAAGTTTTGTGTTTGGGATATCCTGATTTTTTAGTTGATGAGGAACATCTCATCTCAATATTTGGTCAAGAATTTGTGAAAAATATTCCAGAGGAGTCGATGGCCGATTCAGTTCGAGCCTGGCATAAATCATCTTTGCCACGAATCTTTGACCCGTTGTGGATATTTAAACACTTTGGATTTGACGTTGAGATTTTTGATCTTATCTCTCATCGAGGTATTGAAACATTAGTAGATTTAAATGAACCGATATCAAATATATATTTTGAACAATTTGATTTAGTTATAGACACAGGGACATTAGAGCACTGTTTTAACGTAGGACAAGCATTTAAAAATATCTGTTCGGTTATTAAAAAAGACGGAATATTTATAACTGCTGCGCCAATAAGCAAGTTAAATCACGGATACTGGAATTTTGGAACCATTGTTCATACTGACGGCTTTCAGCAAAACGGATTTGAAATTTTAAAAACCACTTACACCTGCAGGAATGGTGTTGTAGAACCCGAATTAATGACCTGGAAAACGGTTCCGACAAAAACAGCAGTGACAACTATTGCAAAACGCACTATAGTAAAAGACTGGGTATGGCCAACTCAAGGAAAATATTTATGATTTTATTAGTAGGATATGGTTATTGGGGTAAAAATTTAGCTAGGAACTTTAGCAAAGAATTAACAGCAGTATGTGACGCAGATATTAAAAAATTAGAAATTGCAAAATCTTTATATCCTGCAATTACAACATACACATCACTGGAATCTGCATTAGAACACCAGGGAATCAAAGCAGTTGTAATTGCTACTAAAGCAAATACACACTACGATATTGCTTTACAGTCTCTGGCAAAAGGAAAAGATCTCTGGATTGAAAAACCAGCTTGCGAAACTTTAGATCAGATTAATAATCTTATTAGAGAATCTGAAAAAACAAAGAATATTATTTTTGTTGATCATACATTTTGCTATAATCCTGCTGTAGAACAATTAAAAAACATTGATATTGGCAAACCAATATATTACGATAGCACTAGAATTAGTCTAGGACTATTTCAAAGTGATGTTGATGCTTTGCTAGATCTTGCCATTCATGATTTAAGTATTGTAAATTATCTTTACCCTGATCTAGAATTAAAAGATAGGACAATCATTAAAAACAATCATATCAATGATAAAGCAAATCAAGTAATTGTCAATTTAAAATTTACCAACGGATTTACCACCACAACAAATTGTAATTGGGTTAGTCCGGTAAAAAAGAGACAAATTATACTAACTGGGGATAAGAACAGTGTTGTCTACGACGATATTGATCTTGACAAAATTAAAATTTATTCTACCGGAGAAATAAATCCGGATTTCAACGCTAATCAACTAGGTGATATGTTGGCTCCAAAAGTTGGAACCGCAGAAGCATTATATACAGGAAGAACACATTTTCTAAAATGTATAGAATCTAGATCACAACCGCTAACTAGCATATATACAGCCAAAAAAATTATGGAGTGGGTACTATGATCCCTTTTTACAGTTTTAAAGAAATACACGAAAGTGTATTAGATGAGTTAATTCAAAAATCAGAATCTGTTATCAGGAGTGGTAACTATGTATTTGGTACTGAAAAATTTGAAGAGGAATTTGCCAATTATGTCGGTGCAAAATATTGCGTAGCTGTGTCAAACGGAACATCTGCAATACATCTAGCATTGTTATCGTTAGGAGTAGGTCCAGGGGATGAAGTTATCACTGTGTCACATACTTTTAGGGCTACTGCGGCAGCAATCAAGTATTGTGGTGCAACTCCTGTTTATGTCGACATTGATAAGGAAACATTTACCATGGATCCTGATAGTCTTCGTAACGCCGTTACATCAAAAACAAAATGTATATTGCCAGTTCACATATATGGTAATGCCGCAGCAATGGATTTAATCAATGCCATTGCTGCTGAAAAGAATATTCCAGTTATTGAAGATTGCAGCCAAGCACACGGTACTACATTAAACAATAAACATGTTGGAACATTCGGCAATCTAGGAACTTTTAGTTTCTATCCAGGAAAAGGGCTTGGGGCGCTGGGCGATGCAGGATGCGTGGTTACCGACGATGAAAATTTATATAAATTCATGTATAAGGTAAGACAATGGGACGACAACGATGTTGGTTATAATTACAGAATGGCCAATATACAAGCTGAATTTTTAAGAATAAAATTAAAGAATTTTGATTCTGTTCTAGAAGAAAAAAGAAAAATTGCAGCCGAATATAACAAACATTTTTCATATGTAACGACTAAGAATTCAAACCATAGTTATCATATCTATCCTATCCTAGTTAATGATAGAGAAAAATTGATTGCAGATGTTAAATCTAAACTTGACTTAAAAATGCATTATCCAGTTCCGGTGCACAGGCTAACAGCATATCGAGCACCTTATTCTTTACCAGTGACTGACTGGGTATCTAGCAAACAAGTAAGTCTACCAATCTATCCAGGTGTAGATTATAAATCTGTTATAGAGATAATTCATGACAATTCTAGCTGCCTTTTATAAACATATTTTAGACTCCCCTAATCCCAATCTAACTCAAGAATTTGACTATGAGAACGCACTTTATTCTTTAGAAAAAACATTTAAAAAATTTAATCCGATCGGAAAATTTATTCTTGCCACTGATACAGCCACAAACATAAAACTAGAATCTGGGGAGAGTTTTAGAACCGATTTAGAATCTTGTAACATCATGGAATCGTTAGTGTTGTCTAATTTAGCTCTCGTCAAACAATCAGAAGGAAAAATAGTTCTATGTGGTGCCGATCATCTAATATCTGGAAATCTTGACGACTTCTTTAAAGAAGATTTTGATATTGGTATATTGTGGAACGGTGGCGAAGTGAATAACACTGTGGTGTTAGTTAATACAGAATTTGGAAATAAAGAAAAAATTATATCTTTTTTTCAAGAAAGAACCGATGCGTTTTATAAACTAGCTTCTTTAGAAAAATCTTGGTTAGGTGATCAGATAAGTATTCAATCAGTTTTAGAGGAAAAATATCAACTACCACGACTACTTCCGGGGCAATCGTCATTGCACGAATCTTGCGGTTTAAAATTTAAATTTTTTAACTACTCAGAAGAATTTGTATTTGGTGTGAAAAAAAGTTCCGCAGGCTATAGTAAAACTGCGATATTTTTAGATTTCAAAGGCAATAGTAGAAAACGTTGGTTTTCAACTATTGCTCAAGAAATATTAAAGAGTTAATATGGGATCACTAACCCCTGGAGCAACCTATATCTACGAACGCAACGGCACGGAAATCTATGCTAGAGAAGCAGGCAAGACAGAACGAAAGATGATTGGAAAATACATCGATCCGTTTAATGAAAATATAACCATCAATTATGAATTAGAAAATACATGGAAAGATATTTTAAGAGAATCTCGGACGAATCCCACTTTACAAGAAGCCATAGAACGTGTTAAAATATTATATCATCTAAGCAAAGATCATGGGAAAAAATAAACACGTAGACCTATTCAAAGATATGATTCCTGCAGTAGATATGGGAGTCAAAGAACTTTGGGATGCGGCCACAGACGATGGCCGAAAAGAAATCAAAGGCGATTTCTGGAATCTCAATCGCTATATCAGTTCGGTTAAATCCTCAAGCTCAGAACTGCAAGAACACTATCTACTCACAGTCAATGAATACTATAACAAGCATTGGGCAGACATACAACAGCATCCGCAGTTAGTATGGCAGACGCTGTGTCTCTGCAGTCATGAATCTAAGAAAGCACACTTCCACGAATGGATTCCTTTGAAAACACGCAAGAACAAAAAGGAAGAATTTATTGCAGAACATTTTCCTAACATGAAGCGAGCAGACATTGAAACACTGGCAGAAATCACCACAGATCAAGAAATCAAACAGTACTGTGAGAACCTTGGTTGGGACAAAAAGCAGATCCATGGACTTAAACTTTAAGTGCGAATATTGCAGTAAACTATTTGCCAAGGAAAAGACTCTGTTTGTGCATGTCTGCGAACAGAAACGTCGTCATCTCGGACAAAATGAACGACATGTACAGATGGGATTAATCACCTTTCAACGATTCTACGATCTCACACAAAAATCCAAAGGCACCAAGACCTTTGACGAATTTGCTGCCAGTCCGTACTATACTGCATTTGTAAAGTTTGGCAGTTTCATGATCAATACTGCGCCCATCTATCCTGAAAGATTCGTTGACTTTGTGATCAAGAGCGGAGTCAAACTGGATCATTGGTGTCGTGATGAGTTATACGATTCATACATCAGCGAATTGATCAAGATCGAACCAGCCGACGGAGCCATACAAAGAACCATACAAAACATGATGGCCTGGAGTGAAAAGAATAACAGTACTTGGGAACACTATTTTGCCTATGTGAATCTCAACCGTGCCACACATGATATCAAGGAGGGATTGATCTCTCCTTGGATCCTGTTAAATACTCGAGAAGGCAAGACCATGCTGCAAAAGATGAATGACGAACAGTTAGCCATAGTTGGCCCAGTGATCGATCCACAATTCTGGCTGCGTAGATTTAAAGAATTGCCTGCAGACCTAGAACTGGTACGTGATGTCATCAAGGAGGCTAAGATACTGTAATGCCAAAAAAACTCAAGGTAGAAGAAATTCCGGAAGAACTAGCTGAGAATGAAACTTTTATTTCAGACGAAGATATTGAGATAGAAGTGATGTGCACCAGTGATGAAGAACCTTCTGTTTATGTAAAGTTTACTAATTTTGCAGATGTAGAAGATGCTGAAGCTTACGCAGAATTTCTTGCAGAAACATTGCCATTGCTGTTGTTTGAAACCACAAGGATGCATTGATGCCTAGAACTTTAAAAAACGGAGAACAAGTCGAGGAACTGGAAATCCCAGTGATACTCACTATCAAGACCAAGTGCCCGCAAAAATACATGCTGATTGATCAAGAGACCGGCGAAGTATACACTCCGTACGCAACTCCGGGGCCTAGTCAGTGGCGTAAGATCGCACAGGGTGATCTAGAATTTATTTGGAACTAACATGCCTGACATTGACATAGACTTCGTTGATAGAGATTCTGCACTTGATCTGTTCCGACATATCAGAGCCAGTCGTGTAGATAGCGGTCAATTGGTCAAACACAATACCGGTGTGTATTTTCACGCAGTTCCAGTAAATGCTGAGGTCAATGTCTGTGCTGTGCCCTATGATCAAGCAGAAACGCAAGGATATTTCAAGATAGATTTTTTAAATGTTGGTATCTACAAAGGTGTTCGCGATGAAGCGCATCTAGTGGAATTAATGAATCAGGAGCCTCTATGGGATCTACTTCAACAACAAGAGTTCGTCGATCTGTTATTTCATTTGAATGGCCATGGTGCAATTCTGAAACAATGTTGCCCTACTTCCGTGGAACAATTAGCTGCGGTCCTTGCCATGATACGGCCAGCCAAGAGGCATTTGATTGGCCGGACTTGGACGGAGATAATGAAAGAAGTTTGGACGAAACCAGAGACTGACGAGTACTACTTTAAGAAAAGTCACGCTACTGCCTATGCTGTAGCCATCGTAGTGCAGATGAATTTAATCTGTGAAAGCATCAGCTACGGATATTATTAACATGCACTATTCTCAAGTAGGACAAGATATATTTGCACTTCAAGTTTCGAAACGTAATTCATACATCGAAATAGGAGCAGCCGATCCTTCTAAATATAGCAACACGTTGCTACTCGAAGAAAACGCCTGGACCGGATTCAGTATAGAATTAGACAATAAATTTGAAAAAGAATGGCTCTACAAACGAAGAAATAAATGCTATTATCAAGATGCTGTAAATTTTAAGTATCAAAATATTCTAAGATACGGATATCTCAGTTGCGATATCAACCCTCCAGAACTTACTTTGTTAGCATTAAAGAACATAATCAATCAAGGAATAGAGTTTGATTGTATTACATTTGAACACGACGAGTACTGGAGAGAAGAAAGAGCCTTTGTAAAAACGATTGATAATGCGACTGATTTTCTTACATCCAAAGGTTATAAAATCGCAGTTAATAATGTATTCACAATGCGGAGAAGAAAATCATGGTATGGCGAATGTCATTTTGAAACCTGGTATGTAAACAATGATATCGACTTTAACATCATAGAGTATCGTGACTGGGCCAAGCATGCACGAATTCTTTAAGAATATTCAGATAATTAAAAAGCCTATTTCAAAAAATGTTGTAGTTTTCCAGTGTGACCAAAACTATTTTCAAAACTACGGATTTTATAATCTATTATCTTGTGATAAACTTAATCAAGATGTCCATATTCATTTTATCAATGTCTCGGATGAATTTTTAAGCAAAGTTTTAGATTTACAGTTGTCTATTGATCTTTCTATCTCTTGTGAAGTTATAAATACCGATGTTAATTTTTATAAATTGAAAAGTTATTATTTCACTTCAAGATACTTCATTACAGATTATTTGTTTTCTAAAAATTTAATAGATCTTGCATATGTTACAGATGCAGATATCATATTCAATGAAAAAATATCACTGCAAAATTATAAATTAGGTGTTTTATATTATCCTGAGTACAAAGACAATCTGTGGAAACAAACAGGTGCAAATTTTTTATTAATATCTAAAGATAGGAAAGATTTTCTTCGGAAGATTATCGAAGAATATTATTCTAGATTGTCACAAATTAACTTTGAAAGTATTCACGAGGAAATGCCTAAGTATGAACGAGCAAATATGTATGCATTAGATCAAGTGTGTATATCTATAGCTATGCAATCAGAAGATACAACATCTATCGATTTCTTAAACTTAACTCAAATAGAAAAGTTTCTAGGAAACAAAGACCTATCATGTAAAATATGGTCGTTGACTGCTAAAAAAAATGAAGAAACACAAAAAATATTATTGGATCGATTTAAGAGATCTTTCTAATCAGTGTGATTGATTTACGCTTGACTCGTTTGACTATGATGTCATTGAGACTGGTGCAGGGACCAAACAGCACTTTGACGTCTTTGGTAGCAAAGGTCTTAACTACGTAACGGAAAATTGATAATTCTTTAGCTAGAAAGATATTGATAGGAATCTGTCTATTTGATTCCCACCACCAAGTTTCGCCGAATTCTAAAAACTGCTGTTTTTCGAGATCGGTGCGAATACTACTGTAGTCGTAGATACTGGTAACCTGTGCATCTTGGTTGATGATTATACCAACATATTCGTGATTTACGTGGTTGATAACGCTGATGAACGGAAAGTTTTCTTGTAGGTTAGTTGATATTCTCATTCGATAAATAATGCTAAAGGTCCGTTAATGTATGCAATTTAATCCAGTTTATTTATACTCAAATAAGTTAGATGTTTTTACCAGTTCCATGGACGCTTGGTCAACAGAGAGGTATCGTAAAGTGTATAATCGCAATCTAAAAATATTTCGTGGTGTTGATAATCGCATAGACATCCAGGTTCGTAACGCAGATCAAAAGGCTAGTAACATCGTTGGTAGTACTTTGGTATTTAACCTCGTTAGCCGAGACACCAAAGATTTAGTCATGCAGAAAGATTTCACAGCCATGGATCTTGCCACAGGCAAGGTCACTGTGACTCTTACTGAGACTGAACTTATGGACTTTGACAATGGGTTCTATAACTACAGCATTATTAAAGAAATCCGTACTACCGTAGATTCCACAGATTACAGGGTCACATCCAAGACGCCTATGTACGTAGATGCACAGTATGATACAGTAGGTACACTAGAGATCAGTGGTGATGTATATGGTGATGTAGAACCCAGTGTGCTAGTAGATACGTTTAATTATACCAACCCATTCACTCAGGGAGATGAGACCCCTAAGTTTTTCGTCAGCCAAATCATAGATGCAAGACCTACGCTGAATACCGCTAATTCCACACACACGTTCCAATTTTATACCACAAACAACTATCAAGGCACAGTCACCATCGAGGGCAGTCTAGACACTCAGGGTGCTACTCCAAGAGAATCCAAATGGGCCACTGTGGCTACCGTAGATTTAACCACTGCCAAATACAAAAACGTCGTGGGCAAGTACAATTGGTTTAGAATCAAGCATGTACCAACCACTGCAAACACAGGAACAGTTGACAAGATCCTTTACAGATAGTATACTGTATGTATGACTCTCGTTGTGGACAAGTTCAGTACTCTATTACCTCCTCGTGCCAAACACAGTCCTTCCGGTTGGACGTCGTTTAACGCACCCTGCTGTCATCATAGAGGACATAAATCGGATACACGCAAACGAGCTGGTATTCGTTTTGATGGCGACAGCATAGTCTATAACTGTTTTAACTGTAAATTTACTACTGGTTGGCAACCCGGTTCTCCGTTTGGAGAAAAGATGAAAACGCTGAGTCGTTGGATGGGTGCTAGTGAAGATACTGTGAAAGAATTAGTGTTTGAAGCGATGAAAACCGAAGGCGAAGCTTATCGTCCATCACCGTCTATAATACAGGTCGCATTTACAGATAAAGAACTGCCGGAGGGTGCAATGCCCTTGTTAGACTGGGTAAACAGCGAATATTTCAAAGAAGTGTCTATTTTGTTAGAACCGGTGATTTCTTATGTTGTAAACCGCGGCTACGACCCCTACAACGGCGATTTTTACTGGAGTCCTAGCCCAGGATACGAAAATCGTGTTATTTTGCCTTTTAGATGGCAGGGACACATAGTAGGCAATACTGCTCGTAAAATCATCGACGGAAAGCCAAAATATCTATCAGATCAACATCCGCATTTTGTATTCAACTTTGATCGTCAGCTGGAAGAACAGAAGTATATACTTGTCTGTGAAGGACCGTTCGACGCTCTAGCGGTGGGGGGTGTTGCACTAC